GCCAGGCTCTCCGATTCCGCAGGATGACCCTTTCCACAAGGATCGGGTAGAGACTACGTAGAGGTTCATATGCACGTTTCAGATTACAGAGCAATGCATCACCTCCGCCGCGGAGGCCTTCACCAGTGGGCCCGCAACTCGCAGGGGTGGAAGGGAAAGGACTCAGATCCGCTTCCCGAAAGTTTGAAAGAGAAAGCGAAGCATTCGGACAACCCGCATGTCGCCAAGATGGGAAACTTCGCCGTTAATTTCGGCGGAAAATAATACGGCGCGGATTGCGCCTTATTCGAGGCGCAGATGTTAGAAAACACGATCGAGAATTTGCGACCGCTCGCAGAAGAAATTGCGCGGGAGCAGCAGGAAATATTTGCAACAGAGCATCTCCACATGGCGATGGATCGTATCATCGCTGGACCGTGCTACTACGTTACGACCTCAGAGCATCCGCTTCCCGCGGGCATTGAGGATGACACGATCGACGTGAAGCTCGACAAACTGTTAGAGCGCGCGAAGATCTACCGCAAATTTGATGAGTACCTGGCGACTACCGGTCAGCGAGGCAATCGAGCAATCGATGCCGCGGTGATTCGGCAGCGTGTATGGAACGAGCATTACGATGAGTTCCACGCAGCGGCCAGCACGGAAGAAGAAGAGAAGCTGATCAACCTGTCGTTCATGTGCAAGACGAACGGCATGTTCCTAGGCCGCGAAGTTCTCAACCGAGACTTCACCTTTTTCACTCACCAGCCGGTCTTCGATTTTTTCGTACAGAAGGATCCGTACAAGTCGATCGCCAAACAGGACGAGGTCAACAAGATCCGTTTGCTGGAGATGCCTCGCGGTTCGTTCAAATCAGTTTCAGACGGCGTTGATTGCATCCAGTGGATCATCAACAAGCCGGACATCCGCATCATGTTCTTGACCGCGGCACTAACGCTGGCCAAGGACTTCGTCGCGGAAATCAAAAATTATTTCACGGTGTTGGAAGACGGCGACGTCACCCCGTTCCAGCGCATCTTCGCGTCGGACATCCGGCTCGAGCGCGCCAAGAAGAACGGAGAGTGGGTCAAGCTGAATTTCCTCCTCACCGAAAACGATACAGGAAAAGACACCCAGTTCATTTGCCCTGCCCGCACGAAGGGTGACGCGAGAAAGAAAGACGTCACGATTTGGGCAGGTTCCGTCGGAGCCGGCAAAGTCGGAAAGCACTGTGATCTCATCAAGGCTGACGACGCGGTAGACGAAAAGAACTCGGAAACACCGCAGCTCATTCTCAAAACGAGAAAGCGCATCGGTATGGCTTCCAAGCTCGTGGATCCCGGCGGCTATAAAGACAACCTGGGCACGCCGTACGCACCGAACGATTGGTACAATCACATCCGGAATAACGTTAAGGATGTGCTGACACTGATCCGGCCGGCGATGTGGCTGAAAAAAGATTTGAACGGCTTCACCGCAGCACAACGCGGGGTCGCTGAAAAAGATTTCAAGCAAAGCGATTGGACGCTTCTGTTCCCGTTTGAAAAGAATGGAGACGCGAAGCTCACACACGAACAGCTCGCCGTAAACCGTGACGAAGATCCGGACGGGTATCCCAGCCAGTACATGCTGGATCCTTACGGGTACAAGAAGGTCAGCTTCTCGGATGCTCTTCTGCAACAGCAGATTATTTCCAAAGAGCAGATGCCGACGCAGGTTGAACCCTTCACGTACTACGTCACTTGGGACTTTGCTGACACTACAAACTCGACGTCCGATTATTCCGTGGGCGCGGTGTTCGCGGTGGGCAACGACAACCGAGCCTTCGTCGTAGAAATTTCTCGAGACCGGTACTCGTTCGGCGATCTCTGTAAAGAAGTCGCCAGACTGAACCACGATTACAAACCCGTGCGCATCATTATCGAGAATGCTCGAGGCGCGGAAAAGCTTCGCGGGGACATCGTCCGAGCGGCACAAGATCTCGGAGACAAAACGATCAACCTAGATTTCGTGAAAGTAACGAACACGAAGTCAGCGAAAGCGATCCGCATCGGAAAGCTCGAGCCCAAACTCAAAAATCGACAACTCTTTATCTTGAATACTGTCTCATGCCTGTCTGAACTGATTTCGGAATTCCGAGATTTCGGTTCTGCTCCACATGACGACATTCCAGACTCCATTGGGTTTTGCGAACACTTTCTTGCCGATGAGCGATCAGCCCCATTAGATCCCGCGGCGGCACAGAGAGCGCAGCACATCCTGGACGCGAAAGAGTTCAGCGAAATGATTTACAACTCGACCCCTGAGGACTTTTTAGACGTCCCCATCGATCCGTTGCCTGGTACAGAAGAAGGCGGAACCGGAAACGATTCTGCCGCTGATCTGTGGGATCCCTTCGGGGCTGCCCCACCATTTAAGCGATAAAGAGGCCACGATGCGAAAAGCGTTGCTCTCCCTGCTGCTTGCAGTTGCGATGCTGTTTCCCTTGAGTGTGAAGGGTAGCGATCGGATAGAGGCGAATTTGCCTCCAACGACCGCTGAACTTCAGCAAGGGATTTCTAACTCTGTCTTGGCGGTGTATCACGGGGAGCAAAAGTGCGCTTGGGTTAAACAGCAAGTTTTCATTTTTGAAATCAATGAGTGGAAGTGCAGTTTTGAGGAAACATTCACTTGTACCGCAACCGTGATCGCTAAAATGGATGAAAACAACTACATCGCGGTCACCGCGGGACACTGTTTCGACTGGAAAGAAGAAGACAAGTATTATGTCAGCGACAACACGGTCGGCAAGCCGGTTCTTCACAAGGTTGAGTTGGTTAAGTTCGAGAACGACGAGCGCTACGATTACGGCATCGTCACTTTCAAAAGCGTCAAAAATTACCCCGTCGTGAGAGTCGAAAAGATGGATCAGACGGCTCCGCCGATCGGGACTACAATCATCAACGCGAATTTTTCGTACGGCATCGTGAAGGAGTTCGCTGAAGGCAAAGTGGTCAGCGATATTATCCAAGGCGACGCCGGTGGGGCCTGCCCGAATTGCAAAGGACGATATTTCGTAACGATAGGTGTTGGACCCGGGGCTTCTGGATCGGCAATCATAGACGCGAACACTGGCGAAATCGTCGGACTCGCGGAAGCTATTTTTCCCGAAACGCAGATGCCCACGCTAGTAATACCGATGGGAAAGAATTTTGCAGACTTCATGGAAGATGATTCGGCCGGTTTGAAACCTTTGCCGGAAGGACCTCTTCCGAAAGATGAAAAGGCTCCCGCAGCACCAGAATCCGATGTCAGAAAAACGCTTTTAAAGATTTTGGTTTTCCTTCTCATCGTCTAAGGCGACTACCGTGAACACCGGAACGTTTCTGGCACTCGTCCTCAACGTAGTGGGATTAGTCCTTTCAATTAAAGAAGAAATTAAATTCAGATTGCAGCAACTGAAGAAATTGCTCGCCTAACGGCGTCACAAAGATTCGCAGGTGCCCGGATCGACAGACGCGCGCACCGCGCGGCGAGCGATAGGCACCACCTTTTCTAGATCTCATCCGGGTTTCCCGGCACGTTCCCGGAGCTTTGCAACCAGACGGGATGTGAGGCGCGCGCGGGGAGCGCCAGCGTGAGCCAAATCCCCGGCATATTCTGTAACACGACTGACGGGTGGCGGAACGGTAACGCAGTTGGCTGTAACCCAACCGAGCCCTGGCGGCTCAAGTGTGTTCGACTCACACCCCGTCAACCAATTGAATGGATGTGCACGAGTCTCCAAAGGAGGAGCCAAGTGGCAGAGATCACCCCGACACCAGGCACAACCTCCGGACCAATCGAACTCGCGATGGTGATGTCACCGGCCGAGATCGCAGACGAAGCTGCTAAGGCTCTTGTCGTGGAAGATGCGCGAACTACGCGCTCTTGGATCGATTCGCGGTTCTTTCAAATCCGCTGGATCGAGATCGATCTTTTGTATCAGTCGCCCCCGACGTTACGCACATGGGAAGGCACCTCGTTGCCTAAGGCGAACATCAGCAAGTTTACGGTTGCGACGCACGTAAACGCGATCACGAACAAACTGATTTCAGGTCTCTTTTACGAAGATCCTCCGTTCAAACTGCGCCCGCGTCCCGGCACAACTGCCGATGCATGTCGCGCAGTGGAGGCGGTCCAGGGTTACCAACTCGACGCCATGAACTTTGTGCAGGAAGCGAAGTACGGTTTGTTCTCCGCGATCCTGAATGGCACGGGTATCTGGAAGTACGGTTGGACCGAAAAGTACGAAAATTATTTTGAATTTGAACCCGTCGGTGAGCCGCAGCTCGACGACAACGGCAACGAGATAGCAACTGCGGAATCTGATATGTTCTACAAGATTCCGAAGGAGCGGCTGGTTGCGCGGCCGTTCTTCATGAACTGCGACATCCGCCACGTCCTCGTGGATCCAGGCTGCCGCACTCCCGACATTCGAGACGCGAAGTTCGTCATTCACGAATTCGCCGTCACGTTCAAACAATTGATGCAGTGGAAGGACGAAGTTTATTACGATGCGAAGACCGGCAAGCCGATCTACCGCTACAACCTTCCGTCTGAAGAAACGATTCGTAGCTGGTTCGATCACTCTAAACCGCCAGCGACCGCTCCTTCAGAAACGCAAAACAACACGAATACGATCAACGGGCAATGGGTTCAGCACGCGGCACCGCTGTTTGAAAAGACAACGGCTGATCCGCTGAACGAGCCTTTGCAAATTCTCGAGCGCTGGGACAACGATAAGGTCATCACCGTTCTAAACGAGCGGCTGGTTATCCGTAACGAGCCCAATCCGCTGGGAAAAATTCCGTTCTTCTCTGTTAACTGGTGGTTCATTCAGGATTGCTACTGGGGCATCGGCCTCGGTATCGTTCTGGGCGGCGACCAAAGATTGCAACAGGGATTTATCAACGCCATTGCTGATATTGGAACTCTCGCCGCGAACCAACCGATAATTCGGTCACGCGGAGCCAACATCAACACGCAGCAGGTCCGCAGCCGCCTCGGCGGCTTTATCGATGTCACAGGCCCCGTCAAGGACGCCTTGCACCCGATGGACCTGCCTAAGATCCAACCAGAGATGTTCAGCATCATCGCACAGAGCGAGTCTCGAACTGAGTCCAGCTCTGGCGCGAACACATCTCTTGTCATGGGCGGTTCAACGCCCGGACACTCGCAAGGACAGATCGGCCGCTCGGCGGCCGGCGCTGGCGGCATCATGCAGGCAGCTAACGATCGCTTAGGCGGACTGGTCGAAGATTTCAACCGACAAGTCTTCAAGCCTTTCTTGTGGGAAATGCACGAAATGAACAGAAACTTCCTCCCGCCGTCCGTTTACCGGGCGATCCTCGGGGAGAAGTTGGGCGATGCATTCAAAGTGCAGATGCGAGATTTCATGAAGGCGGGCATCAAGTCCTTCGATGTTCTCGCGGGCGCGCACATGGCTGTCAAACAGCAGATGGCGCAATCAATGCCTTTGATCATGCAGTATTTCATGAGTCCGCAGCTTGCGAATCAGGTAGCGGATATCAACGAAGAGTACATCGACTTCAGCGAACTCATCCACATGTTGACGGATGTTGGCGGCTGGGGTGGATCGTATTACTCGATCATGAAGCCTTTGACACCGGCAATGAAACAGAAGCGGCAGGCGAACTCGCCGGCGGCTCTCGCACAAATCAAGGCCCAAGGCCAAGTCGCGGCGCAGAAACAGCGTGGCGACAGTAACCTTCAGGCCAAGCAGCTCGACGCGCAGGCGAAAGAAGCCCAGCTCGAGCAGTCTTGGACCGGGCGCGCGGCGGGTGACATCATCCGTCACGCAATCGAAACCTCAGGGCAACCTGAATCAATACAGGGCGCACCCGGCGGCACAGGGTTCGGCGGCAACGAATTAGAAGGGTAACCAAGGAGTAGTCATGAAAGTTGACAATAAGCGACAGCCGATCAAGGCGTCGATGAACCCGGGCTCGTTCAAAGGTAATGCGGCTGGCAGCGGCGCGAAAACGCGTCCGGATGCTAGCGGCGGAGTCACTGGAAAGAAACAGCCGGCGTTCGGCACGTCCAACAATCCTGGCGAATTCATTAGCTTGGAAGCGGGCGCGGATCCGAATCGCAAAGCCGAACACGATAACGGCCCCCGCGGCGACGCATCGGCGACTTCGTTTCAAGTTGGCGACGGTCAGAAAAAGCGCACCGTTACCAGTGTGTGCCAATCCCCGTACGACGTAAAGTAAGGGGGCGACCATGAGCAAAGGATACAAAGTAGTGCGCAATAAGCTTTCGGTCAATAAACCGAAAGGCGAATCCAACGCTCCGAAGGTTCAGCCTAAGAACCTCGAAGTGAAAAGCGTGCCGAAGCCGACGGATAAAGTTCTCCAACCAAAACTGGAAACAGTCGACACGGCCCCGCAGCACGGCGAAGAGCTGAACGCTCAACCCACGGTGTGTGGTGGCCTGGATTCGGGCACCGGACACTGGGAAGGTGACGGACGATCCATTAAGTTCGTCAACAACGCTGGCAGCGACGGCCACGATGAATCGGTTGCAGGCATGAGCGATCGCTCCTTCAACACGACCGGAGCACCGGCACCAAACAAGAAAAAGAAGTAACGATACTTTCCTCACAGGCGTGCTGCCGGAGCCTCGCCGGGTGAGGTCGCTCGATGCCGTAAGGTGTCGTAAGCGGACAAGTCGCCCTAAACCAGCGACAGCCGCGAATGCGCATCCGTCCACGGGACCGGCGGTCGGCTCGAGACGTCTCGTGGACAACACTTTCAAGGAGCACCATGAAATCTGTCACCAGTTCTGTCCAACAACATCAGCCTGCGCCACGACCGCAGCATGTTGGACAAACGAGTGTGACGGTAGCCTAACGGCTAAGGCACGGAGATGTGGACTCCGGTACGAGGGTTCGATTCCCTCCCGTCACCCCATATAGGGTGATAGGGGAGTCTGGTCGTCCCCGCCGGTGTCGGAATCCGGAGATCGCTGGTTCGAATCCAGCTCACCCTACCATTTCAGGTTGGTGCAACCGGTAGCATGGTGGGCCTTGACCCCATAGATCTTGGTTCGAATCCAAGACCTGAATCCATTTTCACATCTTCCCCGAGGAGGGCATGATGCCGCTAGACCTAGAATCGATCGCACTTGGGATACAGCCTCAAGTCTCCAAGGGAACCGTAATTGAGAACGACCACCTGGTCATCAACCGGGATGAGTCCGCGATCGCATCGCGTCTACCGAATTCCCCGGATTACAATTTCATCCTCCGCGTGGCGGAAGGAGAGCTCCAGAAACTGGAGACAGCCCACTTGAAAACCTGGGCAGACAAAGAGATGTTTGAACGCACCGGCCTCATGGCGGTGGCAGCGCGCGTGTTTTTCGAGCGCTTGCAAAACGAGATTAACTTCCACTCCTCTGAATTTTTAGCGGAAGAGGAAGCTGAAAAAGTCGACCAAGAAGCTTGGGAGATGACGCCGGAAGAATTCATTCGGCGGGGATTTGGGATGGACGGAGCAAACGAAGTTTAGGTAAATTGTAGGAACCTTATGCCGTGGATTACGGCCCAGGAGAAATACCAGATGGCTACGAAAGAGCAGTTGGAAAAACACCGTCAGTTTATTCAGCAACAGGAAGCAACACGAAAACAAGCGGAAATCGACCGCAAAAATAATGTTCTATCCGCGGATTATTCCGGATACAACAGTCTCGATGACATTTGGCGAGGCCTGTCCTCGTCCGAAATTACTTTATTGAAGACCCAGTCGGCGTCCTACAAGAAGCGTGTCGCCGAGCTGGACACGATCAATGCCTTCCGGCAACTGTCGGAGGAAGATCAAGCGGTGTTCTTCGCGGAAGCGAATGAAGCCACTCGCATCGTTCTTGAGAACGACGGGTACATCGCCGGCCAGACCGAAACTTTGGCCCCGTCTCCGGACGAAGCCGAGGCGGAGAAAGCCGCACGCCTGGCCGCGGAAGCGAACGTGCTGACGCCGGAAGAGCAGGCGCAACAAGATCAGTTGGCGGAAGCAGCACGAATTCAGGCAGAGACGGATCGCATCGCAGCGGAAGCCGCGGCCGCGAACGTCACTCCCGCCGTTGCCCGCGGATCCGTCGAAGAGCTGTATCCAGGCGTCGAGAAGCTCGCGAACAACGCGTACAAGCTCACCGTGGATCCAGGCGACGGTTCGTCCCCCGAATATTTCTGGGGTGAGTCGCAGAAAGAATGTTTCATCAAGCTTCGGGAATCCAAGGCGCACGCCACGAAAGAACTTCGTCGGCGTCGCAAGAAGATTGAAATCTCCGAAGAGTTGCGAGCGATGCAGGTAGAAGTCGTGCCTTACGCTCCTTTGATGGAGCCCCAAGTTTTGACTCCGAAACAGATCTTTGATCTTACGGAGCAATTGAAGGATCCAACCACGGTGTTGGAAGCCACCCGCGTTTTGCGGCAGGCGTCTTACACCCCTGAAGAATGTGCTCGCTACAATGAGGCGATCGAGAAGCAGCGCTTTAACGATACCCTCACCGTGGCGAATCGATATTTCACCGAACACGATTCGAACAATGGCGGGGATTTTTACATCTGCCCCGAAAACACGAAGTCGTTACGGGAATTTATGTCAGAGCTCAACTGGGCTGTGACAGACAAGAATTTGGATTTGGCGATCAGTACGTTGAAGGAACAGGGCGCATTGCTTGATGCTCCTCCGACACCGCCACCGTCAGTGCAGCCGGCACCTGTAGTCCCGGTCACTCCGGTCGTTACACCAGCAGCACCAGTCGCCGCTCCGAAAGCACCAGCAGGTGCATTACCTGCCGCTGGACGAGTATTGCGACCAGGGTCTTCGGCTGAAAACTCCACTGGGATTCAGCCCACCGTACGCTTAGGCGCGCGGACCGGGCAGGCTTCACAAGTCCAGCCAATGACCGTCGAGGAAGCGAATAGCTATTCCGCAGCAGATCTCAAAACGAAATATCGTACCGACCCGGTTTTCCGGGCGCGGCTCGAGGCGTATTGGGCGGCTGGCGGACGCTAAGTCTTCCGTGCAATGCAGAAAATTTGAAGGTATCTGATCATGGGTTCTTACCCCTCCGCATCAAATACCACTTCTAACCTGCCCCAGTCGACCGTGAAGTTCTATGACAAGAACTTCATCGAGAACCTGAAGGCTGAGACCCCGTTCGTGCGTTGCGCAGAACGGCGCGATCTCCCGGTTAACAGTGGAAACCAGTTGGTCCTGTTCGAGTACAACCCGTTTGGCGCGAACACCAGCCAAACGAGTGAAGGCAACCCCGGAAACGGTATCACCGCATCGCTGGTGACCAACACCTCGACGGTTGGCGAATACGCGGATTACGCGTCTTTCTCCTCGTTGTCCGTGATCACCGCGATCGACAACGTGGTAGAGAACGTCGCCAAGGAAATGTCGTACCGCCTCGGCCAGTCTCTGTCGGCGTTGGTCCGTTACCAAGCTGACGGCGCTTCCGCCGTTGACTCCTCGGCGCTCGTGCAGCTCGCGGCCGCTTCGGCGTCCAGCTTCACCCCGATCTCGATCGGCGTCGTCCGCGCGCAGGTGCAGTCCTTGGCCGGCCGTTCGGTGAAGCCCTTCATCGAAGGGAAGAAAATGTTCGCCGGTGTCATCCACCCGTTCGCTTGGGGCGATGCCATCAATGATTCAAGCAACAACGGTCCAGTGGACATCCTGAAGCACACGCCGGAAGGCCTGATGAAGATGGAAGATCTGCCGTCGACCGATCTGACGGAAGTGTTCGAACTCCCGGGAACGGGCGTTCAGTTCTTCCAGACGAACCTGGTGACCATGACTGGTTCTTACAAGTCGACCACCGGGACCGCGCTCCGTACCTACATCTTCGGGCGTGACGGCGTGATCGCGATTAACCTCGCGGGTCGCGGCGACACCTCGTACGGTGACGGGAACTACCGTGGTATTAAGTGCAACGTGATTCAGAACGCAGCGCCTTCCGTTTCGGACGCTGAAGGTCTGATTCCCGCGTGGACATCCTCAACAAGTGATCTTGCGCTAGTAGCGTAAGAGACTGGGGTCACTCGCAAGAGTGAGAATTCTCTCTGATTGACTTGGATGCTGAAATGCAAACAGGGCGGAAGGCGAAAGCCACCGTGAACGACTAAGCGAGAGAACGCCGCAAGGCGATGCGATAGTCTGCTCTCATGGGAAAAGTAACCATGAGTGCTGAGCAGAAATGACTCAGCCTTCCCGAAAGGGTTGTAACAATTAGGACAAGGTCCACTTCACTACCACGCTCGTGCCAGATTCCACGGCCCGGCTGCGCTTAATTGATGCCTTGAGCGGCATAAGCTAAACAAAATAAAAGAGATACGCAAATCGGCGTACAATCCGATAGACGAGGGCGGTGCCTCCACACCGCCCGAGTCGAACTCATGGAGGTGAGTTATGAACAGCCCTTTGGTAGGAAATCTAGTTGGGCAAAAATTTTCGCGCTTGACTGTTTTACGCCGCGCTGAGAATAACAAAGCCGGTGATGCATTTTGGTGGTGTCGGTGTGATTGCGGAAAAGAAGTTCGTGTAATCGCGCGGGCTCTTCGCACGGGTGCAACGCGCAGTTGTAATTGCTTACAAAAAGAAACAGCCCGAGCAATGAATATACTTCCACCGGGTGAATGCGCTTTTAATCAGCTTCTTAACGGGTATAAATGGAACGCGCGTCATCGAGATTTTAGTTTCGATTTGACGAAAGAACAGTTCAGAGAATTAACGCAAGGCGCCTGTGTTTATTGCGGCGACTTGCCGAACCAAGAAATTAAAGTTCCGAGCAACAACGGGTCATATGTTTATAACGGGATAGATCGCCTAGACAGCAAACTAGGATACACAAAAGATAATTGTGTCTCAGCTTGCGGCGTACACAACCTCATGAAACTCGACATGACTGTCGAACAATTTCTTCAAGCTTGTCAGAAAGTCTCTGACCATCAGCGCAGCAAACGCCTCGAGGAATCGCGGCGCAGAGAAGTGATTCTTCAAGGAGATATAAATGGGAACATCTACACGATTTCAATTCTCGCCTACGGTCGTGAAGGGGATCATGAACGGCGCAACGCAAACTCTTCCCACTGGCTCGGGTCAGAATCTTTATTACGAAATTCTTGACGGTGGTCTTTCCAGCGGTTGTCAGAAGTGCGTCGGCGTGATCGCTTACGACTTCCTGAATACTCGTTGGGCTTGCCTGTTCAGTGAGAACGGCGTTTTGTCCACCCATCAAAACACGACTTATGTCGACGACATCGGTCAGATCAAAAATTTCATAGCGACGCTATCATCGCCTCCGGTTCCTATCACGGATTTGGCCGGTAACGACGTACCGTGGCAGGCTTCTATGCCACCGGTAGGCGCTAGCTAAATCGAATGTTAGAGGGTCTTACTCCGAGCCTGGTGAAAAGCCGGGCATCTATTCTCAGTCAGCGAAGGCAATGCCGCTCAAGAAGTATTTGACGGAGCAAGGTGATTAAGTTCACATGACTATTCCGGTGAGCAATTCCGGACGCCTCGACCGGGCGAGAGGTCTGGAAAACCAGGCACCTATTATGGAGGACTCATGCCTAAGCCGATCAGAATCGGTCTCGGAACAGAACTAAACAGTGACGCGCCTTGGACGACATACGATTCCGAAATGGACGTAACAAAGGACTGGTCGCCTAGACTCAAGAAGGCGGTCGAGGAATACTCGAAGCGGCGTTGGGACAAGCCCAACAGCGCCGGTCTGGAAGAAGTCATGCGACAGAACGAGCTCTCCACGAATTCCGTGAAAGAGTATCGTTTCTTCCGACAGTTCGAAGATGGACTGACGGATGAAAAGTCGCGGCAGGGTCATTTGATCTTCTGCCTGGACTTCGCGGAAATGCTGAACACAATTGTACCCTGCTACCTTTCAGCGAAAATTCAGAAAGGTTTGTCCGGACTGTACGTTTACATGCCGGATGTTAAGGGTGGTCATTGGCATTATGTGTGTGCGGCACAAGCCAGCATGATGAACGAATATTCTGTCATCCATTTAGACAACCACGGTCTTCCCCTCAACGAGAAGAAGCGTGGCTGGCGCACGGTGTTGCTGAGGCTGATCCAAGGATCCTTCATCACTGAAGAGGATGCAGAACGAGTTTTTGGCGAACCGACCTCCGGGCCGGTCAGCCGTCGTTATAGAGAACAGTTGTATTGGTTTAGAAATCGTAGCAGAACTGGTCAAATAGAGGCCTACAATGCTTGGACGTACAATCAGTCGTAAGAACCAACAGTATGGTCGTTAGAGGCTTTAAGGACCATAGTTCTGAATCTTAACCGGACACCAGCTAACCTACGGGCGCTGAATCCGACCATCCGATCCTAAGGGACGGCAGGAGCATCACAATGTCGCAAGAAAACGAAGAGGTACGTTTGAACATTCGGGTACCGAAACCGAACGAAGTGAAGTCGCAGAGCGAACTGGACCAAGAAGAGTCCGAGCTTCGCGTACAGGCAGAAAAGCTGAGGATGAAGCGCGAGCTGATGGAAATTGAAAAGCTCGAGTATGACCTGTCGAAGATTAAGCAGGAAGCCGCTCGTGAGAAAGTGACTCACGATCAGGTTGAGGCAGTTCTGAGTGACACGCGCGCGGATACCGAGAATTTGCAATCCGCTTGCAACCACCAAAAGGGTGGAGCCTCGGAAGACTTCCGATCGGGCGCAGTGGTGATGGGCAATGACGCCACCAATTACGCGCTGATCGATCACACGTTCTCTAGCGGAGTTCGCTTCAGAATGTGCCAGCGCTGCGGCAAGACGTGGTTCCCGAAGGACTTCGATTATCGCTGGGCGATGTCGCGGCCGACGAAGAACTCGCGTTCAATCGCAGCTGGCGGACCGGCTTTGGTCCGTAATCGCGGTCCCGTTGAAAAGGGCGGACCTCGAATGGAGTCAGAAATCCCTCACCGTTCTCAGCCGAAACCGGACTTCGATGTTAGCACAGTCCCGAGTCAAGCGCCTGAGGGCTACTAAAAGTAGTTTTTGAAATCTAACGCTCGGGGAGAGAACATGGGTAATTCAAGTATTCAACTTCAGGCAGTCGTGGACTACGCGAAGACGCTGCCTGAGCTTAACCCTGTTCTCTCCACTGGCGGATACTCTCTCCAGCCGGCGCTCAACATAGCCAATCGTGTCATGGTGGATATGTTGACCGCGGGCGCATTTCCCGGACAGTCAGCTCCCCCCTGGAAATGGAACCGCGTTAAAATTCCCCCCGTTTATACGAATTCCTGGCAGCAGGACTACGCGCTAAATACCTCGAATAACATCTCGTGGTTTCAGAACGGCGTCATCGTTGACATCAATTCGACCACCCAACCGAAAACGAAATATCCTTTTGAAGCGAACCGCGAACTCGAAGAGACCGACGTGCAGTACGGCCAACCCGGGCAATTCTGCTGGTACCCCAACGACCAATTGATCTACGGCACCTGGGGCGGCGGCAACCTCGGCGAGGGAACTCTCTCGAACCCCGGCCCGAATTCCGTGTACGGTGCGATCATCGGCACAGGCTCTCAAGCTGCGAATCCCTTCACTCAGGTGAAAGACCCGAACGGCAATCTCTGGACGCTGCAACCGACTGCTGCGTTCCCCAACAATTTTATGACGTCAGTTACCTTGGGCGGAACGCAACCCTCGTGGCCGACGAACCCGACCTACCCCACCTACCAGAATCCCTACGTTGTCCAGACCGTCGCGAACGGCGGCATCATTCAGGACGGCACCGCTTACTGGCAGGCTGTGAACCCCAAAGGCCAGGGCATCCGCATCAACCCCATTCCGTCACAGACCGGAAGGGTGTGGCAGCTCCGCACTTTCGCGCAGGCGCGGCCGGTGCAATTCGTGGCGTTGACTCAGTTCTTGGATCCGATCCCGGATGACTACTACACGTTCTTCCAGACCGGCTTCGTGGCGTACTGCTACCTGCATTCCAAGGACAGCAAAATCGCGGCCAAGTTTCAGACCTTCTACAAGCTTTGGAAAGAAGATCTTGCCGCGGCGATCGCCAGCATGGATCGGGAGCGCGACAATTACGGTATCTACCCCGCGGAGTCTATGATGCAGAGCGGTTATCAAAATTACATAGGCCCAGCCAACCCCTATCTCGTGTAACTAAGGAGATTTTCATGTCAATCGGTAAAGGGCAATTGCCCCTCGTACTTTCGTCCGCGCAGCAGATCACCGCGGATCCCGTCGCCGTCCAAGGTTTCATCTGGGTGCCGACCGCCGCGACGAACAACTTTCAGTTGGACGACAACTTGAACAACGTGCTGGCGGCCATCTCGCAGACGGCGCAGAATCCGGCCGTGCCCGTGTTCTTCCCATTCCCCATCCCGGTCACCGGCTTGTCATTGAAGTCGATCACCGGCGGGACGCTGTACCTGTATCTCGCAAACCTGTAAAAGGAGGCCCGTCTTGATAGGACCAAACATCTATACGGAGCTATTGTCAATCGTTTACAGCACTATAGCTGTCTCAGTTTCCGTCAATGCGCTGGTTAAAGCGCGCGCGGCGCAACGAGAAGCCAAGGCTGCGAAAACGGATGCCAAAACATTTAAAGAATCTTCCGAGATTAATGCGAACCGAGCATGCCTCGCAGCAGAATCGGCTGAAAGGATTTTATCAAATACCGCCGGCGTCGCGAAGATCGCGGCGTGTAGCAGCATTGATTCTCAAGCGGCCGCAGTTGAAGCGAGACAGCATTCAGCAATCGCCCGGGATCACGCAGAGAAAGCGGAGGCGTCAACCAAACAGATCGTCACCGTAACTCCGACGATCGCCAAGGGCCACGCGGAATGCGGTGCATGTCATCGCGTCGTTGCTCGCTACGAAGTGTCGCCCACGAAGGGCGTTGTTTGCGCGAACTGTAAGGAGTAAGTCTTGTCAAACTATCTCGTAACTCAGCCCGGTCCCGTTTGCGCGGGGCCAGCCTCGCCAACACCGCACCTCGCATGGGGTGTGTACAGCGGCCAGGTTCTCTCAGGCCTCGTGGCCGGTCAGCAAGCTGCGCTACAGATAGACTCCGCCGGCAACCTGCTCGTCAACGTAGCAGTCGGTGGGGGAGGCGGTGGCGGGGGGACCGTAACGCAGGGCCCTGCTGGCCTCATAACAGCTCCCTGGCCGGTCATCTTGTCCAACGGCACCGTAGCCTTGGGGACGAGCTCCGCGCCTCTCAGAATAGATCCTACGGGCACTACCGTCCAGCCCGTGAGTGGAACGGTCACGCTGGGCGCAGGCTCGGCGCTTGTCGGGCAAGTCGAAGTCACTGATGGCACGAACATTTTGCTCACGGCCGGCCACCCCGGAGTGGTGAGCGTATCCGGCAATCCTGCGGACAATATCGCACAATGGGGCGGCACTGCGGTTTCCGCTCCGCCGGCAACTACGGTTCCGGCTACGGGTTCCGAAGTTGCTCCAGTTGTAAAGCCACTTCAACGTAGAAGCCAAATCGTGGTTCTGAGTGGTGCTTACACCCAGAATGTCACCACCAGCACCGCGTGGATTGACACTCAACAAACGGGCGACTCTTGGGCAGCTATTGCAGGTGCAATTCTCACGGGCGGCGGTTCTTCATCGATTGCGCTTCAGCAGTGCAACGACACAGCCAACTCAAACACTTTCCAGACGATTCAAACGACATCACTAAGCGCGTTGAATACTTACTTCTCCGCATCCGGCGCGATCACGAACCGTTACTGGCGCGCACAGTTTATCGGTGGGTCGGTTTCAGGCACTTGCGACTTTTACGCAACGTCTGGTTCTATCGCGGAAATTGTTGGCGTCAACGGGCAATTTAGCAGCGGTGGTATTTCGTTTCTTCCCGTCGCTATCGGGAACGGGACAGTAACAGAAGGCGCTGGCGTAGACGGTATTGAGAATGCTGGAGGTAGCTCGTCAATCGCTTTGGCCGCAGCTCAGATGGTTTGGACCAGTGGAGCCAATGGCGGCACCGTGTTCCGTCGCACTCCCGCCGTGTTCAAGACAGCATCCGTTTCAGCTACCGCTGCGGGTAACACTGCGGTTTGGAATCCAAGCAGTGGTAAGAAATTCCGGCTGATGCGTTTCCAGATTACCGCGCAAGGATTATCGGCGACTGCGGC